AGAAGCTTCTGCATTCTATGCTGATAACATTAAGTATCTGAACCTGTTGTCTACTGAGGAATTCGGTGCAACGATCGAGGCATATACATATCCGGATGAATTTGCGGAATGTGATGGATCCGCTGAACTTGCAACCGGTGTAAGCATCGGGCAGCAGTCTCGTAAACTGTTTGGTCTTTGCTATCGTACTCGTCTTGGAAACGACGTAGATAATAACGATTATGGTTATAAGCTTCATCTTATTTATGGAGCTCTTGCAGCACCTTCGGAGAAAGGTTACTCCACCATCAACGATAGTCCGGAACCGATTACTTTCTCTTGGGAGATCTCGACTACTCCGATTGATGTGGCCGGTCATAAGCCGACCGCTTGTGTAACGATCGATCCCACCAAGGTCGATGCTGCGAAGCTTGCGGCACTTGAGGATATCCTTTATGGTACAGCGGATGTCGAGCCGCGCCTTCCTCTGCCTGACGAGATTGCAACTCTTATGGCAACAACAGAGAATACGGAAGATGTTTCCGGCTAAACAATTTCATATTTGATTTTTAGAGAGTCGTATTCAGGATGATAGGCTGGCGACTCTCTATTTTTAGTTTGAAAGGAGAAAAAAAAACAATGTTAAAGAAAACCATTACTTATACCGATTATAACGGTTCTCAGAGAACCGAAGATTTTTACTTCAATCTCTCTAAGGCAGAGTCCATGGAGATGGAAATGAGTACAAGTGGGGGTTTGTCTGAGATGATTCGAAGAATTGTATCGGCGCAGGATATGCCGGCAATTATTAAGATTTTTAAAGATCTAATTCTTAAGGCGTATGGCGAAAAGAGTGCAGATGGAAAACGATTTGTTAAGTCTGAAGAGATTTCCAAGGCTTTTGCCGAAACAGAAGCATATTCCGAGCTGTTTATGGAATTAGCTACCGATGCGGATGCGGCTGCAAAATTTGTTAATGGTATTGTTCCGAAGGATACAGCAAATGCCGAGAACGCAAAGGTAGTTTCATTACCTTCGGCTGAAAATTAAAAGCAGAAAAAGATAGGGGTGAGGAGGATGTTACGAATTACAATACCTGTCGGCGCTGAACAATGGAATGAAGCCAAGCAGGAATTCATCTATCCGAAGGAGCAAACGTTGCAATTAGAGCATTCTCTCGTCTCCCTTTCAAAATGGGAATCGAAATGGTGTAAACCGTTCTTGACTAAACAGGAAAAGACACTTGAAGAAACTTTGGATTATGTGAAGTGTATGACACTGACTTCAAATGTTAATCCAGACGTATACAACTATTTAACGGTTTCCTGTATAGACCAAATCAACCAATATATTGATGCGCCGATGACGGCTACCACTTTTTCGGAAGACAAAGTGACGAGATCAAATCGTGAGCAGGTAACGGCTGAAATTATTTATTATTGGATGATTGCACTGAATATTCCCTTTGAATGTCAGAAGTGGCATTTAAATCGACTCCTTACTCTTATTCGGGTATGCAATATAAAGAATTCGCCACCGAAGAAGAGGAGTAGACGAGAGATTATGAGTCGTAATACGGCGTTAAATGCCGCAAGAAGAAAACAATTACATACCAGGGGGTAATCAATTATGAGTAACAGTAGTTTAGTAAATATAACAGTTAAAAGTCCAAACCACAGCGGTACACGCACACATAGTGTTGATCGAATCACACCTCATTGCGTGGTCGGTCAACTTATTGCGTCCAGTATCGGCGGTTGCTTTACGAGTTCTAAGAGTCAGGCAAGCTGTAATTATGGAATTGGTTCCGATGGATTAGTTTGCCTTGTCGTAGACGAAGATAATCGTAGTTGGTGCAGCAGCAACAAAGATAACGATCAGAGAGCGGTGACAATTGAGTGCGCTTCTGACAAAACAGATCCGTATGCATTTACCGATGTCGTATACAACAAGCTTATTGAACTTTGCGTTGATATTTGTAAAAGGCATGGTAAAACCAAGCTGCTTTGGCTTGGAGACAAGGATAAGACGTTGAGCTATGAGCCGGTCTCAGATGAAATGGTATTGACCGTTCATAGATGGTTTGCAAACAAAGCTTGTCCTGGTGACTGGATGTATGCTCGTATGGGCGATTTGGCTGAGCGGGTAACCGCACAGCTTGGCGGTAACAACGACAATGATGTTGTATCTGCTAAGGGAACACAAGCATCTTCTTTTTCGGAATTTTCAGAAGAAGACGTAATTAAGACCGTCGGTGCATTATTTACAGCCGATCAGAAGAAATCTGGGATTTTAGCATCTGTGTCTTTGGCACAGTTTATCTTGGAGTCTGGTTATGGTAAATCAGAGTTGGCACAGAATGCTAATAACTGTTTTGGCATGAAGAAATCCCTATCGGGAAATACATGGTCTGGTTCTACTTGGGACGGTACGTCCATTTATACAAAAAAGACACAAGAACAGAATGCAGATGGTTCTTATGAAACGATCACGGCAGATTTTCGTAAATACACTTGTGTTGAAGATTCCATAGCTGATCACTCAGCGTATCTTCTCGGAGCCAAAAACGGATCTAATCTTCGATACCCTAATATCGCGGGCATGACAGATTATAAGAGTGTAGCTCAGCTTATTAAAGATGGAGGATATGCGACTTCATTGACGTATGTTGATAAGCTGTGTTCTATTATCGAGAAGTGGAATCTTACTCAGTATGATGTGACGACCGCCAGCGAAACAAATAGTACAATTCCCGTTGAAGATACACCTTCGGTTTCTAATCTTCCCGCTGTCCCGTTTACCGTTAAAGTTATTATTGACGATTTAAACTATCGAAGTGAAGGCTCGATGAATGGTAAGGTGCTCGGACAGACTGGAAAAGGTATCTTCACTATCGTGGAAGTTAATTCTGATGGTTGGGGAAAACTCAAAAGTGGAGCCGGTTGGGTCTATCTAATGAATTCGTCCTACTGCACGATTGGTTCAGCTGTAACAGCTGAGACAACTTCTACCGATTCGTTTGTCGCTTATACTGTCAAAGTTACTACAGCTCTTAACATTCGTAAAGGACCGGGTACAAATTATGAAACAAACGGTGTAATTCGAGATAATGGAATATACACGATTGTCGCTGAATCAGATGGAACCGGCGCAAGTAAATGGGGCAAGCTTAAATCCGGAGCAGGTTGGATAAGCTTGGATTTTTGCTCAAAACAGTAAATAAGGGGAGTTTCAATGATAACGTTCAGACAAAAGGGCGACTTTTCAAAGCTTACCAAATTCTTGGAGAGAGCCAAAGAAGTTGTCAAACTTGGAGACCTTAATAAGTATGGTCGAGAAGGAGTAGCCGCTCTTGCGTCTGCAACACCTGTTGATACAGGTTTGACCGCAAGCTCATGGTCCTATGAGATTACTCACAAAGCTGGAACGGCGGCAATCACATTTAAAAACTCAAACATTCAAAATGGAGTTCCAATCGCTATTATTTTGCAATACGGGCATGGAACTCGAAATGGCGGCTGGGTACAGGGGCGAGATTATATCAATCCTGCTATCCAGCCTATTTTTGACCGAATTGCTAATGATGCTTGGAAGGAGGTTACGAAGCTATGAGCACGACAATAGACGAAAGAGTTGTCGAGATGCGATTTGACAACAAGCAGTTTGAATCGAATGTTCAGACAAGTTTGTCAACGCTTGATAAGCTTAAGCAGAGTCTGAACCTTGACGGAGCAGCTAAAGGCTTGGAAAACATTGGTTCAGCAGCCAAGAACTGCGATATGTCGGGGCTATCAGGCGCAGTGCAAACAGTACAAGCCAGATTTTCCGCTTTAGAAGTAATGGCTGTAACCGCCTTGGCAAATATTACAAATTCGGTGATTAACACTGGAAAACAGATGCTCGAATCTTTAACAATTGAGCCGATTTCTCAGGGATTTAGCGAATACGAGTTAAAGATGGGGTCTATTCAGACCATTATGGCAAGCACTGGAGCTTCTTTGGACGAAGTAAATGGCTATTTGGATGAGCTAAATACATATGCAGATAAAACGATTTACTCATTTTCTGATATGACCACTAATATCGGTAAGTTTACCAATGCGGGTGTTGAACTCGAAGATGCCGTTATGGCGATTCAAGGTATTAGTAATGAGGCAGCGGTATCGGGCGCAAACGCAAACGAAGCCAGTCGAGCGATGTATAACTTTGCACAGGCGTTGTCTGCTGGCTACGTTAAGTTGATTGACTGGAAATCTATTGAGAATGCCAATATGGCAACCGTAGAATTTAAAACACAGCTTCTTGAGTCTGCCGTTGCGGCAGGAACGCTTGAAAAGACAGCCGATGGTATGTATAAAGTTCTTTCCACAAATGCAAATGGCTCTACTATGGATGCCACCATTGATGCTACTCATAATTTCAATGAAAGCTTGGAATATCAGTGGATGACAACGGATGCTCTTGTTGGTACTTTAAAGAATTACGCCGATGAGACAACCGAAATCGGTAAAAAAGCATTTGCGGCAGCACAAGATGTAAAAACTTTTACGCAGCTTATGGATACACTTAAAGAAGCTGCTGGTTCCGGTTGGGCTACTACATGGGAAATTCTCTTTGGCGATTTTGAGGAAGCGAAAGCATTATGGACTGAATGCAGCGAGGTATTGGGTGGATTTATTGATTCCACATCAAAAGCTCGTAATGAATTGCTTCAGGGTTGGAAAGATTTGGGCGGTCGTACCGAGCTGATAGAAGCAGTTAAAAATGCTTTTGAAGGATTGGTTTCCATTGCAAAACCGATAGGCGAGGCGTTCCGTGAGATTTTTCCTAAAACTACTTCAGAGCAACTGTATAATATGACGGTTGCGTTGAAAGAATTCACTTCTCATTTGAAGCTCAGCGATAAAGCATCTGAAAATTTGAAGAGCACTTTCAAAGGTTTGTTTGCGATTTTAGATATTGTTAAACAGGCATTTTCAGCGGTCCTTGGTGCTATTACTCCGTTATTTGGCGGTGTGGAAGAACTTGGCGGCGGAATCCTTACTGTAACTGGCGGAATCGGGGATTGGCTTGTAAAACTCGATGAATTTATCAAGGAAAATAATGTTTTTACAGTAGCCGTACAGGGCATTGTCAGTATTGTAACAAAAGCTGCCGATGCGATCAAAGAGTTTGTCAAGAAAATCAGCGAAAAGTTCAAAATGCCTGGTTTAGAGCTTGTTCATTCTATATTGGAGCGAGTTCAGAAAAGGATGTCGCAAGTCGGAGAAGCTGCCGGAGATATGAAATCAGGCGTTAGCACAGCTATAGAAGCAATGGGGAAGGCTCTTGAAAATTCAAAGTTTTTGCAGATGTTTCAGGCATTATGGAATGGGGTCAAAACCATTGTCGGTGGAATTGCGAGCGCCCTTGGCACGTTAATGGGCGGTTTAGTCGATAGCATAAGTGATGCTGATTTTAGCGGAATTATAGATTTGCTAAATGGTATCTCTCTTGGTGGAATTGCTTTGGCAATAAGCAAATTTTTAAAGAGTATGACCAGCGCTGTAGATGGAATCGACGGTATTCTTGGTAAAGTAACGGGTATATTGGACAGCGTACGTGGTTGCTTTGAGGCATATCAGACGCAATTAAAAGCTGGAACGTTGTTAAAGATTGCTTCCGCTATTGCTATTTTAGCAGCATCAATTGTCGTTATAGCTTTGATAGACAGCGATAAGCTTGCGACGTCACTCGCCGCTATAGCGACTTTATTCGGCGAACTGCTTGCCGCAATGGCAGTGTTTAATAAGCTTGGAGGAGCAACTGGAAAGGGTTCTCTTAAATTGATTGCGTTTGCAGCAGCCATTCTAGTTCTTTCGAGCGCTGTAAAGAAAATGGCAGATTTGAGCTGGGTAG